AATAGTATTGCTGCAACTCTGTACTGCCTTGCACACTTGATCCCCATCTAATCATAAGAAAGGTACTGAACTTTCGGCGTTCCTCGTCAGTAAGTTCTTGGTAAAACAGTCGATCTTTTGAGTCAACTGCTCGCATTTCGTTAGCAATGTTTAGTTTATCAGTCATACTGGATGGTGTGGTACTGTATCATTTTGTTCGCTGAGTGCATGTATTAGTTTAACACGATCCAGTGCATCTTGTAAAGCAGGATTTTTCCTGGCGGCACGATGTATATCTCCCCATAGTTTGGCTTCTTCCAAACTCATTGATCCATGATCAAAATCTCTACCTATTTCGAATCTACTACCAGGAGGATCTCCCAATTTACGTGCGTAGGTTATGCCATCTGCTTTTTCATAAATGTAAGTGACATTTGGTTCAAGTTGGCTCATACTACCAACACCTACTATAATCAACTACTTCACTTTGCCTTGAAATGTCTTTAACAAAATAGGCACACAACGGTCGTTCAACACCAGTTTCTAGTGGTACTGCCAACAACTGTCCGGGCTTGAGTTTGGGGAAGTACCATTTGACATCTTGATATATGTCAATGATTTCTATTTTAGCAAATTCTGGTTTAAAACTGCTAATGGGATTGAAGCAAAAAACACTGAATCCTCTATCATTAATGCTGGTCAACGGAACTACCTCTAAGTCTCCTAGATCAGGTTCACCAATCAACACATGCCAATCTACTGGCATTTTGATTGTGTTTTCGCCTATACGTAATACTAATGCAGGACTGTTAAAACTTTCTAGAAAGATTAACGGTATATAAAAATAGTCCGGTGTTCTGGGGTCACTGTTATCCAATACTGCGAATCTCAGATCCTCTATTTCGTCAGGCACTTCGTTGAGTTCATACGCAGTGTTTTCTAAAGTCAATATTCTAATTTTTTTCTCCTTGCCATCTCATAAGATACATAGTAAGTTCAAAGTCGTTCCTAAAACTTATTTGGTTAAAATTTACTTGCTTACCACAACCAGTTTCGTAGCACCATCGGGCTATCTGGTACATGTGTCTATCTACCTGTACCCACTTGACACCATTGCCACGATCTTCTGTTTCAAAACTCATTCCCACTCCGCCTTTTCTACTGTGAAAGGATAATTGGCTTCTTTATAAAATGATTTTCTTTTTGTTAAGTGTCGTTTTGCAAACTTACAGGTGCTAGTGATGTCCCAGATTTGAACAAAGTCTTTATCTTCTGCTCTACGGATTCCGCGCCCGATACTCTGTATAACACGCACAAAAGATTTACCAGGCTCAAGCAAAACAAGATTAAAAATGCGGGGGATATTGATACCAACAGCAGCAACGCCGTAAGTAGCGATGATGATTTTGTCTGTTGCCTCTGCCACTTCGTCATAGTGCTCTTTGCGCTCCCCGGCTTTGGTTGCACCAGAAACAAACACACTACCAGGTAGTCGTTGGGCTAATGCCCGTCCAGCACTGATACGATCTACCAATATAAGTGTATTGCCCGAATCAACAATAGTACTTATCAATCTAGCAATGTAGTCTAGTCTTTGTTCGGTCTTAATTAGGTATTTTAGTTCGCTTTGATAGTTGTTGTACTCTCGATGGTCCACTAGTTGGACCACATTGACATGACATTGTGCCAAGTGACCTGCCGCTTGTAGTTCGCTGGCGCTTAGTTGTCCTACCACTGGGCCTAGCATGCAGTTGATACTCTGTCTAGCGTAATCTTCTTTGGGTATGGTGCCGGTTAGCCCCCAACGGATAGGCACTTGTGCAAACGGCCCGCTTAGTAATGTTTTTAATGCATCAGCTTTGGCTTGATGTGTTTCATCGACTATGACTGCCACTACACCTTCAAGAAACTCACCTATTGTGATGTTGGCTTCGTAGTTCTTTGTCGTCTTGAGCAAGTTGTTTAGGCTTTGCCAAGTGCATATGGTATGTGTTCTATTGTATTCTTTTCTGTCACTAAAATACACACCTGTATCCAATTGCATGTTAACAAAATCTTCTTCGGTTTGCGTAACTAGACTTTTGTTAGGAACAATTACAATGCTTCTACCATAAACACTAACAGCATCGGCCAGTGCGGCTGTAATAACTGTCTTGCCTGCTCCTGTGGCTACTTCTTGCACACATTGAGGATTGGCAAAGAATCGATTGATAATCTCGGGCTGATAGTCTCGTAACTCCATGGGCTCGCCGGCTCGGGGATGTCCTCGGGGCCACATAATATGGCTATACGTGTTCTCATTGACTGGAGCAAATTCGAATGTAGTACGATACTCTCTGGCGTCTTCTATCTCAATGTCATATCCTTGTTCGTCAAGATAAGGTAGTTTTTCAGGAAGCAAGTGGATATATGTGGTACCACCTAAATTAAAGAATGGCACCTTACCATCCCATCGCCCAAGTCTAACGCTAGGCTGATACCTAGCCCCGGGTATTTCGTATTTGTATTTTTTGACCAGGGCTGTTCTAGTGGCAAGCTCTAAGCCTTCTATTTTCACATTAACTTCATCTCGAATAATTAATTTGGCTTGCATAGTAATTCTAATATTTTTTTCTTGTAATATTCTGCTATTTGTTGATGTACATCACTGTTTGCAATATGAAATCCGGGTGCAGATGTATCTGTCATAAACGAATCTTCCTTGATGTCAAATAAATTTATTTCGCTAGAAAATTTTTGCATGGATTTAAAATCATTTTCAACTTTTTTAATCACATGTGGAAAAACTCTGTTTAAAAAACTTTTTTTATTTGTAAGTCCGCCAAGATTATATAAAAAAGGAATTTCTTTGGCATATAACTTGTATATCTTTGCTTCAATTAGTCCTAGATCATTATTGAATCTAACATTTAAATCAAATACAAATTTAAAATAGTTAATTGCAGATTCAAACACCTCCGGAGAAAAAGTGTTAGAGTTTTTATCAAGTAATTCTTTGGTTAAACTCCACATACCAAAACTTGAAAGCACTGCAGATTTTTTGTATTGATAGACTGGTGCGTAATTGTGATCAAAATGATCATAAAAATTTTCTAGTGTAACAAAACTGTTTTTATAAAGTTCGGTGTAAAGTTTTTCTGCAATTTTTTTAAATTCATTATAATTGAATTTTTCATCTTTAGAAATCGTAAAAGATTCCAGTTTAGATTTTCTTTTTAAATTGATATTTGGTAAGTCAACTCGATATATATCAGACGCATTAAGAATAACAAACTTTAAGCTTTGATCATCCAGTGCTTTTTCGACCTGAGAAAAGATTGATAAATTTGTAGCTCCGGCAAAGGATAAATTGACAAAATCAAATTCCGGCAATAGTTTCTGTAGTCGTTCACTCCAATGAAAATCTAACCAACCTGGATCAATCGAGCTAAAGCTATCTCCGCAAATGTATATTTTATTTTGGGACTTCAATCTAGTTTTTCTTATTAAATTTTTTTATAAACTTAGGCAACAACTGTTTGACAAATTTATCTTGGCTTTTGTAACCAGGATGTTGATCATCTACAGACACATAATCTACCTGCATTGACCTAAGGGAATCGTATAAGTTTAACCAATTTTCCTCTTGTATTCCGCCAAACTTTTCGTAATCTAAATGTATTTTATTGTATAACTTGAAAATTTCGTCATCATCTCTTGTGTCTACAGTTAATATATCTTGTTCAAATTTTGACAAGTGTGATGGTAAAGTAATTTTTTTCTTTACGAAATAATCTTTTTCAATATAGGATAATCCATTTACAAAACATATTTTATTTTTGGACAACTTAGTTAAAATGTTTGTGTAAATAACTAAATCTAACAAATCATAATGATCGCTACGATATTTTTTAAGGTTATCTCCAATTTTTTGTAACTTTTTTTTGCTAATTGTAATACCAGAATTTATATTGATGTCTAAAGGATTATTGAGATTAACTGTTGTTCTATATAATTCCAACCCAAAAGTATAAGTAAATCTTGATATGTCTGTCCAGCCAACTAAAACAAAATCATATGATTCTTTAAGTAGGGCACCTGCAGTTCTTTTAAAGATGTCTGCGTTTGAACTTCCAGACTCTGCAAGATTTGTAATTTCTGCATTAGGAAATTGAGATAATATCAGTTGATTAACCCATAATAAGGGATCATTTTGTTCTAATCCAAGTCCGTGACCTTTGGTAAACGAACAACCGTCTACATAAAATTTCATTAGTTCTTACCCTTCATAGTTGTCGCATTATACACTTCTGTTGCAAAGTATACAACCTTTTCGGCTCGTTGCAGCAACAAACTTTTTTCGCCACCATGCATCATGCCTTGACCACTGATCAGCAAAGGCACTCGCTGTGCCCAGGCTTTGAATTTGTTAAAATATACTACCTTTGCGTTTGTAAAGGCTTCAGTTTGTTTCAAAGTCTGTGTCTTTAATATGTGCTTGGCAGCAAAATGTTTTTCTACAAAGTTCTTTAACAATCTTTCGCTCATGTCTGGTTCATAAACATAGACGGGATACCTACGAGCAATGTCTGCATATCTAAATACATCACGAAACACCGACTCATCGCTGGTAAGAGCAAACTTGGTCTCCTGTGCAATCATCAAGTTAACCACACGCGGTCCATATTTCACTGTTAGATCAAAACTTAGCGGTTCATCTACCGTATAACCATACACAGCTGATTGATCTACCAATTGGTCTAGGTCTGTCCAGTCAAAGATAGCTTCAGCCAAACTGCGGGGTGCATTTGTAATAGTGTAGCCGCCAACATCATCTTTGACTAATTTGATCTCGTAAGGCTGTTGTTCACAGGCTTCCACTGCCTGAATATATCTTGCAAACTCCGGTGCTATTTCAAATTGATGATTCTGTGCAAAGCCGTTGGCAGCAACTACATTGGTTTCGGTCAGTGCCAAAGTCCAACTACGATTGTCTGCATCAAATCGCCAACGACCTTGACTGATCTTGGCCAAGTCTCGCAAGTCATTGATTAGTGTTGTATCATAAGGAAACTTTAACACAATATTGCTATCTTCTATGTATAAAAGTCTACGGCGATCTATTTGTCTGATGCCTAGTCTAAATGTAGGACTCTCAACTGGTGAGACATCTATATCCTGTCGTTCCAATTGCTTGCGATACTTGAGCACAATCTTAACTGCTAAGTCTGCTTGCTTGTCAGTTAAGGCCCGACCACACTGAGTGGCTTGACTCATGCTGCCGAGTATTTGAACATCGTAGCGAGCCAAACTTACTATTGGTGGTGTGCTATCAAACAAGCCATATATCCTACCGGTAACCGGATCGCGATCGCCGTTAATAACTTCGATATAGTCTTCAACCGACGGAAATTTTCTCATAGTATAAGTATATTACTTAGCGACAAAAAAGTCAAAAAAAATCCCCACCTAAGCGGGGCATAAAACCGGAAGTAAAAGGAGCTAACAAAAACTCCCGGTGGTCTGCTTACGCAGATTTCATGCAAGTGGTTTGAGCCAATGCCGCCCACTTGGTTGGGAAGCTCTTGTACAACTGGCCAATCTTGATTGCCATACGCAGACTCATTTCACGCAAGCGGTTCTTGTTGTCGTCCATGAACGCAATGATTTCGTCCTGTGCAATATCACTCAACTCAAGATCCGCAAACAGTTCGCCACTACGTGCAATCTGTCGGATACGCAAGATCTTGTCACGCATGGTATCCAGTGTAAGATCCAGATAGTGACAACGACTTTGCAGTGCGTCCAAGTGATCACGCAGTTTTTGCGATTTCATCTTGTCAAACTTGAGGTTGGTAATAAAGATTACACTACCCTTAAAATCAAAACTGTTAGGAATACCTTCGTCACGCAAGATACGCGATTCTGCGATCCAGGAAATCTTACGCTTCTTGCCCGAGTCTAACGCACCCTTTAGCAAAAG